ACTGGCCGTCGCCTTATCGCCGGTCAATGATTCGGTTTCTTTTATTGCGGCGTCGATGGCTGCATACCATCCAGCCTCAAAAAATAAATATCTTTGATCATCGGTCATTTGCGCGCCTCAATCTCTTTTTTGATTAGGCTATGCCGGAAAGTATCCGACTCATAGTTGAGCATTATCTCTAACGCGCGCGTCGAGAGTAGATAGAGCATCTGTTGAAAGTCATAATATTCGGCCATGCGTGACATGTTACCCCCCTATCGTATAGAGTAAGACTAAGGCTATTGCCGGAATTAATAGGCTGGCGCATGTCGCCAGCCCTATAACGTAAAGCGCTTGTTTCATGCGGCGTCTTCCATGCAGGCATAGGCTAGGCTTTCGTCGTCCAACAGCGCTTGTTCTATGTGCGCATAAAGCCAATGGTCTGCGTCTATATTGAGTTTACTGTCATTGTGCCCATGACCATAGATGACGATAGCGTCGATGCTAATATCCGTCGCATAGTGCTCGAATATACCGACGTCCGGCTCAGGCGACGCTATGTTGTATGATACGTCCGCTTCACCAACGGCATAGACGGCATATCGCGGCAGGATTGATAGCTCGTCAAAATAGTAAGTGAAGGTATTCATATGAATATCTCCGCTGGCAAGGCGCTGACAGGCATTGTCTCTAACATTTTTAATACGTCTTCTCTTAACGCCTCACCCGCATCATCAAACGGCGAATCATCGTCGCGCGCCTCGCGTCTTAGCGCATACCAATATTTTATATCTGTGCGATATGTTAAGACGTAATATACGTTTGGATCATCCGTGATTATGTCGTAATCTATAAAGGGCGCGTATTCTTGCGCGCGTCCTGCGAAATAATAGTTTGTCATGCTGCGTCCTCCTCTGCATATGCGCTTTCGATGCGCGCGCCGCTATGCGCGCAATAAAGATCGGGATCTTCGTAATTGATTGCGATTCCAACTATCTGCCATTGTTTGTCGCCATTTCGCATATGGGCTGAACAAATCTCGCGCCAATTAGCGCGCGCCGAATCAATTGAAAGCGCCTCTCCATCAGCACAAATAAGATATAATGGGTAGCCGCCAGGCCATGCGTATTTGTCACGAAGAGCCTGTTTAATGTCTGAAAGAGTTCTCATGCTGCTCTCTCCCCATAGTTGTCGATCATATGTTGCGCTATCTCTGTCCAATTGACGTCAACAAGAAAAGCCATTGCGTATGAGAAGGCTAGGCTCATTGCGTCGCCTGTTTGCGCCTCTAATGATTCTTCGGCCATTTCTTTAAGACTCAGACCTAAGTCATACGCCTCGACGTCGGAGCTATGCCCGCAGTCATATGGATCATAACCGTCAAACATTTCTAAATTGACGCGCCATGTCGCGTGATTCGTCCAACCATTGTAAGACATGATTTCTCTCCATTAGGCATATGCGCGCAATAGGCGCTCGGATGATCTGTGACGCGTCGCGTCTTGGCGGCGCTCGCACATATCTTTGAATGTGCGCGTCCGCTTTAGACGCCTTAACGCGCGCTCGTGTAAATCTCCGGTTATGTCGTCGAACACACGCTGGCGATGATAGCGCAATAGCTTTTCTAGTTTGGCTTCCATGATCTCTCTCCCTCAGTATTCGACAGTGATAAATAAGACCGTGCAGCAACCGTAGGGCCGGAAGTCTATCGTGTCGCCATAGTTCTCGACGCGGCCGCGCGCGCCGGTTATGCCTACGGCCGCTTTTGCTTTCTTCATCAGCTCGCGCTGATAGACTTTATTGGCTTTGCAATAGTTTGTGCCGCCATCGTAGCCATAATGCGTTAGCTCCGGCATGGTCACAGTTGCGCGTCGCACCCATGAGTAGTTTGATTCGCCGCCAAATGTGTCTGTGTATTCGATGTTGTAAGTATTCATTGTCTTTCCCCTTATCTGAACAGAATGAAAGGCGCCGCAATTGCCGCGACCATTAGCATGACGACGCCCATTGCGACGCAGGCTGAATTAAAAAACTCGGTTAGTGTCATGATTTTTTCCCCCTCGTTTGTCTGTAAGATTATCTTTAGCGCAATTATTCACAGATGTAAAGTATTTTCTTGCATAAATTTTCACTTTTGTTTTTATGGGTGATTTTTCTGGGTTGTTTGGGTTGTGGCTTGGTCGAGCAATGGGTTGTAAGCCAGGCTCATATAATGCCCATAATTCATAGCTTTGGGTTGTTTGTGTTATTATTATTAGATAAAAAATAAAAAATATATAATAATTGATATAAGTCAAATAGGTCTTGAACGTGGGCGACTGTAGAAAAGTCATTCAGCGACTTAAAACCTATCACCCAAACAACCCATATCACCCAACAATCACCCAACTCTTGTTGACATTTGACTTAACATTTTACTTTAAGTTTACATTCTAAGTTAAGTTGACATTTGTTTACATTGAGCTGGTAGTTGACATTTGGGGGAGGGGGTCTGGGCCTTGACCATCCCTTAAAGGTTTACGAAGGGACTGCACGAAAATTTTTTTTATTTGCTAAAAAGCACCCCGTCATATATTTTGTTGCAATGACATTCCAATCGCTACCTTATGAGCCGCGCAAGATCGAAGCGACGGAGCAACGGCTCGGTCAGATCTATGAAGCGGCGCGGCGGGGGTTAAAAGGCGACGCACTGGCGTTGGCCTGTGATATGATGCCAGTCGAGTATCGTCGGCTTATCCAACTCGATCCGATCGCAGAGTATTACGAAACCAAAGGACGCGCTGACGGCGAGATGGAAATGGCGGGCGTTTTAAGAGACGCGGCGCTGGCAGGCGATGCAAAAGCTGCGCTTGATATTTTAAAGCATGTGCATGGTTGGGTTGCCAAACAAGCGGTCAGTGTCGAGGTCAACCAGACGATCTCTATTACGGCGGCGTTACAAGAGGCGCAGCAACGGGTCATTGAAGGGCAGATAATAGATGCAAGTGCCAATATACTCCCCGGAGGAGGAACAGCGTCTTATGGCGACCTTATGGTCGCCGCAAATAAAGAACGACCCGCTGTCGTTCGTGAGGCTGGCGTTTCCGTGGGGGAAGCCAGGGACGCCTCTTGAGCATTTTGAGGGGCCGCGTCGATGGCAGCTAGAGGTCTTAGTTGAGCTGCGCGAACACATCAAAGCAAACGGCGGTCGGGTAGACTTTGAGACTTTTAGGATGGCGACGTCTTCGGGGCGCGGCATCGGTAAATCTGCCTTAGTCTCATGGTTAGTGATCTGGATGCTGACCACACGGATCGGCTCGACGACCATCGTGTCGGCTAATTCCGAGGCGCAGCTCCGCAGCGTCACCTGGGCCGAGATCACGAAGTGGCTGAGTATGTCACTTCACAGTCACTGGTTCGAGGTGAGCGCGACGCGGGTGCTACCGGCGAAGTGGATCTCGGAACTGGTCGAGCGCGACCTGAAGATGGGCACGCGCTATTGGGGCGTCGAGGGGCGGCTGTGGTCGGCTGAGAATCCAGACAGCTACGCTGGGGTGCATAACTTCGCGGGCGTGATGCTGGTGTTTGATGAGGCGAGCGGTATTGATGATACGATATGGGCAGTGGCAGCGGGCTTTTTTACGGAAAATACCCCTAATAGGTTTTGGTTGTGCTTTAGCAACCCCCGTCGTAACTCTGGCTACTTTTATGAGTGTTTTAACTCCAAACGAGACTTTTGGAGAAATAAGATTGTCGATGCCCGATCTGTCGAAGGGACAGATAAGGCCGTCTACCAGCAAATCATTGACGAATATGGCCCCGACTCAACCCAAGCCCACGTCGAAGTCTATGGACAATTCCCTAACGCCTCGGACGATCAGTTTATCTCCAATTCACTGGTCGATGACGCAATGGAAAGAGCGCGATGGCTCGACCAGACTGCGCCCATTGTCGTCGGAGTAGATCCGGCGCGGTTCGGTGCTGACGCGACTGTCATCGCAATACGACAAGGACGCGACATGGTAGCTATCAAACGGTATCGCGGCGACGACACCATGACAGTGGTCGGGCATATCATCGACGTGATCGAGGAGTATAAGCCTGCACTGGTCGTGATCGACGAGGGCGGACTCGGCGCAGGGATCGTGGACCGGCTAAAGGAGCAACGCTACAAGGTGCGAGGGGTGAACTTCGGCAATAAAAGCAACAAGCCCATCATGTATGGTAATAAGCGTGCAGAGATGTGGGGGACGATGAAGGAATGGCTGAAGAGCGCGAGCATACAAAAGGACAGATATTTGAAGTCGGACCTGACTGGACCGATGATGAAGCCGGACTCGAAAGGGACGATTTTCTTGGAGTCGAAGAAGGACATGAAGTCGAGGGGGCTAGCCTCCCCAGACGCTGCGGACGCGATAGCCGTTACTTTCGCTTTCCCCGTCGCACACCGCGAGGCGCGCGTTGACCAAACGCGGCGCGTCAGCTATGGTCAAGGCTCCGCATCATCTGGATGGATGGCCTCTTGATGGCTAAGAAATCTGTATCTTTAGCTGTAGGTCGTGGCGAGAAGCTATCGACAAAAGCGGGCGCTGGTCTGACTGCTAAAGGTCGTGCTAAGTATAATGCTGCTACGGGCAGCAAGTTAAAGGCTCCGGCACCTAATCCTAAGACTGAGGCTGATAAAGGCCGTAAGGCTAGTTTTTGTGCGCGTATGGGCGGCGTCGTCGCTAAGTCGAAGAACGCTGACCGCGCTAAAGCTAGTATGAAAAGGTGGAACTGTGGCAAACACTAAGCCTATTGGCGTCGCCTATGAGGATCAAAACATCATCGGCGCGACGACCGTGCAGGCCGCTAATATCTTGACGACTGGTCAGATTGGCTACGCAGCAGGCGCTTATGGCACTGTAACGCAGCAAAACAATAAAACGACCGGCGTGACAGTCAATTCCTCGTCAGGACAGATCACAACGGCTAACTCGCAGCTTGCGCCAAGCGCCCAAGCGGTGTTCACAGTAACAAACTCAAGCGTGTCGTCAAAAGATGTGGTAACGTGCAGCGTATCATCGGGCGGCACGTTGGGAGCTTACAATGTATTTGTGGGCGCTATATCTGATGGGTCGTTTACGATAGTTATTAAGAACAGCACCAACAACGCATATAGCGAGTCTCTGGTGCTGAATTTTGCACTTCTTCACACGGTGACGTGATGATCGGCAACGGCAAAAAAGTCAACGCGACTAAAGGCGGTATGCCTAACGCTAAAATGGGCGCAGAGGCCGAGCGTATTCATGGCGGTAAGGGTAAGGGCGCTAAACCACCTAAACATGCGCGTAGTGCAAAGGCTGTCTATAACAACATGGGTGGCTTTGTATGCGCGACAAGTCACAATTATGGCTCACATCATGGCCGTAAAGGATCGCACCTTAAGGGTGCTGCATTACCAATAGATGGAGGCGTCAGTGCCGCTCAAGAAATCGACCAGCAAGACGAGTTTTAGAAAAAACGTAAAGGCTGAGATTGAAGCAGGGAAACCTGTAAAACAGAGTGTTGCAATCGCGTATTCAGTTAAGCGCAAAGCCGCGTCCAAAAAAGGAAAAATGAAATGAGCTACGCTAAGAAAGCAGCGATGAAAATCGAAAAGCGTGAGCCTCGCGAGCCACACGCTGGCGCGGGCATGAAAGGTAAACCAGTGCCTAAAACGCTTCTTGCTGAACGTAATAGCCCAACGCACCACCCACATTTGACGGGTGAGATTAACCCAAAGCACGACAAGCCACACGTCCTTCGTAATCTCAAGGGCTGCTAATGCCGTCATTTGCACACGACGACGTTGTAGGCGCGGGTAAAGTAGCCGAAGCGGACGATAAAGAACGCATCTCGCAGATGCTCCATCGATTTGAGATGGCGCTGTCGGCTTACTCTGAGTCGCGTGACGACGAGGTCGATGACCTACGCTTTATGGCTGGCTCGCCAGACAATCAGTGGCAATGGCCTGCTGACGTGCTGGCGACCCGCGGGTCGGTGCAAGGACAAACGATCAACGCTAGACCGTGTCTAACGGTCAACAAGCTGCCGCAGCACGTCCGTCTGGTGACGAACGAACAGCGACAGAATCGCCCAACGGGGCGGGTTATACCAGCCGATGAGAACGCTGATCCGCTGGTCGCTGAAATATTCGACGGTATCGTGCGGCATATTGAGTATATGTCAGACGCTGACGTGGCCTATGACACCGCCTGCGACAACCAGGTCATCTACGGTGAGGGCTACATACGGCTTTATACGGAGTATGTGGGCGAAAACTCGTTCGATCAAGACATTAAGATCGGACGCATCCGCAACAGCTTTAGCGTCTATATGGACCCGACAATTCAAGACCCATGCGGCCAGGACGCCGAGTGGTGCTTTATTGTTGAGGATATAGAAAAGAAAGAATACGAGCGACTGTTTCCTGACGCAACGCCCATCTCGACGATGATGACGCAAGGCGTAGGTAACGAAGCCAAAGGCATGTGGATCAAGCAGGATACGATCCGCATTGCTGAGTATTTTTATAAAGAGCATAAAAAAGAAAAGCTGAATCTATACCCCGGCAATGTCACGGCGTTTAATAATTCGCCTGAAGACAAAATGCTGAAGATGCAGTTTGGCAAACCGCTGCGGTCACGCGAAGTAGATAGAACGCGTGTAAAATGGCTCAAAACAAACGGCTTTGAGGTGTTAGAAGAGCGCGACTGGGCGGGTAAATATATTCCTGTCATTCGCGTGATCGGCAATGAGTTTGAGGTCGAAGGATCTATTTTCATAAGCGGTCTAGTGCGTAATGCTAAAGACGCACAACGCATGTATAACTATTGGGTCAGCCAAGAAGCAGAAATGCTGGCACTGGCTCCAAAAGCTCCTTTTATTGGCTATGGCGGTCAATTTGAGGGCTATGAGATGAATTGGAAGACGGCCAATACAAACAATTGGCCGTATCTGGAGGTCAATCCAGATGTCACGGACGGAGCAGGAAATCCTCTCCCCTTACCGACTCGCTCTTCTCCACCAGAAGCTCAGATCGGGCTTATACAGGCTAAGAGCGGTGCGGGCGAGGACATCAAAGCGACCACGGGTCAGTATGATAGTTCAATTGGCGCGACAAGCAACGAACGAACGGGTCGTGCTATTCTTGCGCGGGAGCGGCAAGGCGACACGTCTACTTACCACTACGTCGATAATCTTTCCCGCGCTGTCAAATATGTCACAAGACAACTCGTAGATCTGATTCCTAAGATTTATGACACGCAGCGCGTGGCTCGAATTATTAAGCCAGATGGCGAAGTTGGGATGGCTAAAATCAACCCACAACAGCCAGAAGCGATTCGGTCAATCAGAGACGTCAACGGTATTGAGATTGAAAAGATCTACAATCCAAACGTTGGCACATATGATGTGCAAGTCTCCAGCGGGCCTAGCTATATGACCCGCAAGCAGGAGGCTATGGACATGATGGGCCAGATCCTTCAGACCAATCCAGCGCTTTGGTCGGTTGCTGGCGATCTATTTGTAGAGAATATGGATTGGCCTGGTTCGGCTGAAATGGCTAAACGCTTCCAGAAAATGCTTGATCCAAAGGTTCTTCAGAATACTGATGAGTCGCCAGAGGCGCAGATTATGCGTCAACAGATGAATGATATGGCAAATCAGATGGAACAGACGACTCAGATGATTCAGCAACTGCAAAATAGCTATGATATGCAGAAACTGAAGATTGACGAGCAAAACACGCAAATTAAGGCTTTTGACGCCGAAACAAAGCGTATTCAAGCTACTGCCGCTAACATGACACCGGAGCAAATTCAGGATATAGTGCTTGGAACCGTCGCTGCGGCTATGGACACAGGCGATATTGTGCGCGGGACGCAGGCTAGAAACCCCGAACAAGGTGAATTAGGCGTATGAAAGCGGCGGATTTTGTAGGGCATTTGTTTTTAGCGCGAGATGTGACGCATAGCGTCCATCTGAACACACGGTCTTATGCTAAACATAAGGCATTGAACAAGTTCTATGATAAGATTATTGACCGTGCCGATGATTTTGCGGAAGCCTATCAAGGTCGGCATGGGTTGATTGGCCCGATTTCGCTAATGTCTGCCAAAAAGACCACAAATGTGGTAGAGTTTTTGGAAGATTCGCTAAAAGACATCGAAGATAACCGTTTTAAGGTCTGTGACGAGTCGGATACAGCCCTTCAGAACATCATAGACGAGATCGTAGGCTTGTATTTGTCTACTCTCTACAAGCTCAAATTCTTGGCGTGAGGTAACGATGCCTACTGCAACGTATAATAAATACACAGCCGCTATTGCGCCTTTGTTAGAGGGTATCAATTCTGGCTCAGATTCATGGAAAATAGCGCTTGCGGCAACTGTTAACGCAGCGGATACGACATTTACGCCGGGCACGTCTGATCTTGCCACAGGTAATGGCTATACGGCTGGCGGTAATGCTGCGACAGTATCATCGCACGCTCAGACAAGTGGCACTTATAAGTTAGTGCTTGCAAGCCCTGCTACATGGACAGCTACAGGTGCTGGATTTACGTTTAGATACGCTATTATGTGGGATTCGACGACTAGCACGCCTGTTGCGTATTGGGATTATGGCTCTAGTCAGACAGTCGCCGCCGGAGAAACAGTCACTGTAACGCTTGACGCTACAAATGGCGTGTTCCAGGCGACCTAATGATATGTCAGATAACAGGCTACTTTTAACGGAAAGTGGCAATAACCTTACTACAGAATCTGGCAGTTACATAATTGCCGTTGTTGTATATCTTACGATAGCCAACAATGGCACTTATAGCATTACAGGCCAATCAGCTACATTATTAAAAACTAAATCAATATCAGCTAGTTACGGTTCTTATAACGTAACTGGTCAATCAATTAATTTTATTAAAGGCCGTGTTCTTACATCTAATTATGGGTCTTATGCCGTTACAGGCAAAACAGCGGTCATATTAAGAAGTAAATTAATAACGGCGAATAATGGCTCGTATAGCATCACAGGACAAACCGCAAACATACTAAAAAGCAAGTTAATAACATCTAACTACGGGTCTTATGCTGTTGTAGGACAGTCAGCTACGCTTTTGCGAGGCAACTTAATTGTCGCGAATAATGGTTCTTACAATGTCACAGGAAAAACAGCGGTCATTTTAAAAAGTAAATTAATAACAGCAAATAATGGCTCGTATACAATAACAGGATATTCTGTTAAAATATCAAAAGGTTATTATTTAGCTCCTATATACGGCGCGTATAGCTTGACAGGTTACACAACGAATATATCTTACGGGCGTAATCTTTTTGTGTTACAAGGCAGCTATTCAATTGTTGGCGCAAGTGCTAACATTACGTCGGGTTCGGCTATAAATACGAGTCAATATCTTGTTGAGCTTCGATCATTTACGGAGCGGAGGAGATTCTGAGTGGCTACAAACATTAAAGCTATTACCTCATGCTTGGGGTATCAGCAGATCACTTCTACCAGCTCTGCGGTAAATTTGACCGTTCCAACTAAAGACCCTGTTTCAGGGCTGAACGTAAAGGCTAATTTTGCGCTGATTACTCCTGAAACACAGGCTGTCAGATGGCGCGATGACGGAACAGCTCCTACGGCTACAGTAGGTATGCCTTTAGCCGCAGGCGTTACACTTCAATATGACGGGGATCTGTCCAAGATTCAATTTATTGCACAGACTGCCGGTGCTATCGTCAACGTCAGCTATTACGTTTGAGGCTGTTATGAACATCTCTAATGACAATCCGTCAGTTGACTATGTTGACTACTTTACCAAACAGTTTCCTCAAGATCTCGCCAAAATGGCGGCGCTTAAAGATGAACTGGCGGTCCGCCAGGGTGCATTAAGCGCAGCTCAAGACGCTATTGCTGATCGTGAAAAAGCTAAGACTGAGTTAGCTGACGCACAAGCGCAGGCAGCGGATATTATAGCTTCCGCACAAGCTAAACAGGCTGATGCAGACAAGTTAAAAGCTGATTTGGACATTCGCGAGAAGGTTATTTCTCAGCGCGAGACTGCTTTTGAAGCTACATCACAAGCTCGAAATGCCGCTCTTAAAACGGCTGAAAATGCTGTTTCTCAGCGTGAAAATAGCGTTAGCGACCGCGAAGATGCTTTGGCTGATTTGGCGGCCAAACTTGCTAACGACCGCGCGGCTTTAGAAGCGCGCATCAAGGCTTTCCAAGATAAAGTATCATCCTTCTAAGGACTGATTAAATGACCGATGTAAAGATCTCCGCGCTTCCGTCTGCCACGACTCCACTTACTGGCACGGAGATTCTTCCGATTGTTCAAGGTGGCACGACAGACCAAGTTTCCGTAGCTAATCTGACCGCAGGCCGCGCTGTCTCTGCCGCCAGCTTGACCCTGACCACAACACCGCTTGGCGTTGCTTCTGGCGGCACTGGCCTCACCAGTTTAACGGCTGGATATATACCGTATGGGAATGGGACGAGTGCGTTTAGTTCATCATCAGGTTTGTATTTTGATGGATCAAATTTAGGTATCGGGACAACTTCACCAGTCAATAAACTTGAAATTCACAGTAACACCACAGCCGACTGTTCTTTATATTTTAGCAATGATTACAGTGGAGCAGCATATGCTGCAAATATCAAGTTAAACGCTGCTAATACCTCTGGCGCAAACTATAATGGGTTATTTTGCCTTAGCAATGGAACAGTGAACTGGCAGATATACGGAGCCGGATCGTCTAATACTATAGCATTTGCAACAGGTTCTTCTTCAACAGAACGTATGCGCATCGACAGCAGCGGCAACGTAGGTATTGGAACTCAGACCCCAGGTTCATATGGTAAATTAGCAATAATTGATGCGACGGCTGCTAGTATTGTTAATTCAACTTCTAGCACAAACGGATATTCTTTTGTTCAACTTCAGAATACAGGATCTGGAGGACGCTCATGGCAATTTGCAACAGGCGGTTCAGCTTCCATATATAACGGTGGCTTTGCTATATTTGACTACACAGCTCTTGCCACTCGTTTATTTGTAGATAGCAGCGGTAACGTATTAATTGGAACAACTGTAGCAGGAACCCTTCTTACAGTTAATGGTGTTGGCACGCTATGCTCAGGAACAGCCACACCCGCTGGCGGTTCTACATCTGCGCGCCTTCTTTTTGGAACAACCGCTGGCTTTGGTATTTACTATGGCTCCGGCGCACCAACTGTCTCAGCCGCTCAGGGGTCTATTTATCTTCGATCTGATGGCTCATCTACGTCTACACGAATGTATGTAAATACAACCGGTAGCACTACTTGGACAAACGTGACAACAGCCGCGTAAGGATTAAATTAATGGCAAATACATACACTTGGGTAATCAGCCAATTAGAGTGCTATCCACAGCAAGATAACCACACGGACGTAGTGTTCACAATTCACTGGCGTCGCCAAGCAACAGATGGAACACACATCGCAGATGTTTATGGCTCACAGGGCGTAACGCTCAACCCTGACGAGCATTTTACGCCTTACTCTGATTTGTCGTTTAGCCAAGTTTGCGGATGGCTTGACAAGGCGATGGGAGCGGAAAAGATTGCGGCTATGGACGCTGCACTTGACACGCAGATCGCTAATCAGATTAACCCGCCTGTTACAACACCCCCGCTGCCTTGGGCGGCAGAATAGGAGACTTAATGTTCACGGTTGAAGAATTAAATAAACTTTTGCAAATGCTTGACTTGGCGACTAAAGCTGGCGGTTTGGCCGTAGCGAATGAAGCGCTACCTTTAGCAGTCAAGATTCAAGAAGTTGCTAAAGGTCTTGTTGACGTTAAATCGGAACAAGAATAGAGTAATTTAACCGACTGGCCGGAAAGCTAGGTAAGAAATGTCTGATGAAGAACAGGCTGTAGCGGAGATCAGCCCCGCGCCGGAACAGGAAGCCACGGCGGCACCTGAATCTGTTGAGACGACGCCGGAGGAACAATCGACGAAATCGTTCACTCAAGAAGAGTTGGACGCTATCGTTGGAAAACGCCTAGCAAGAGAACAGCGCAAATGGGAAAGAGAGCAGGCCCAACGGCTTGCGGAGCAACAGGCTAGACAGCCGGTCGCACCTCCACCTGCGCCAGATGATTTTGAGAACGCACAGGTCTATGCAGAAGCATTGGCCGAGCGTAAGGCTCAAGAGATGCTGGCACAACGTGAGGCCGCAAAGCAGCAGGCAGCTCTACTTGACGCTTATCACGACCGTGAGGAAGACGCTCGGTCTAAGTATGACGACTTTGAACAAGTCGCGTATAACCCGAATCTTCCTGTGACGGATGTGATGGCTCAAGCCATACAGGCTTCTGATATTGGCCCCGATGTGATTTATCACCTTGGGTCTAACCCAAAAGAAGCCCATCGGATTTCCAGATTGCCGCCTGTCTTGCAGGCACGGGAGATCGGTAAACTTGAGGCTAAGTTAGCTTCAGATCCGCCGGTCAAGAGAACTTCATCTGCCCCGGCCCCTATTGCTCCTGTTGCTCCGCGTTCGTCTGGTGGCCCGACATATGATACAACTGACCCTCGGTCGATGAAATCAATGTCTACATCTGAGTGGATTGAAGCGGATAGACAGAGGCAACTTAGGAAGCTGGAGGCTCAACGTCGCAGATAGGTGACATAAAATGAGCAATTCACTTTTAACAATTGATATGATTACAAGAAAGGCTCTGGAAATTCTGGAGAATAATCTTGTAATCACTCGCACTGTCAACCGCCAGTATGACGATTCTTTCGCTGTCGAAGGCGCTAAGATCGGTTCAACCCTCCGCATCCGTCTTCCTGACCGCGCTTTGGTTACGGATGGCGCTGCGCTCCAGGTTCAGGACGACAACGAGCAATACACGACTTTGACTGTTTCTTCACAGAAACACATTGGCGTGAACTTTACGTCTGCCGAACTGACCATGCAGTTGGACGACTTTGCTGAACGCGTGCTTAAGCCACGTATTTCTCAGCTTGCTTCCAGCATCGACGCTGACGTCGCTAACGCTTATCAGCAGATCTATAACTCTGTTGGCACGCCGGGCACGACGCCTGCTACGTCGCTTGTTCTTCTTCAGGGCAACCAGAAGCTGAACGAGTTCGCTACGCCAATGTCTCAGCGTTATGTCGCCGTCAACCCAGCCGCTAACGCTGGTCTGATCGAAGGCATGAAAGGCTTGTTTAATCCAGTCGATACCATCAGCAAGCAGTTTAAAAACGGCTTGATGGGTGAAGGTATCCTTGGCTACGACGAGCTGAACATGACGCAGTCGATCCGTCAGTTCACGACTGGCTCACGCTCCGGCACGATCACGGTAACGACCACTGTTGCAACACAAGGTCAGTCCACGATCACGCTGACGGGCACAGGCAGTCAGACGCTTGCTGTTGGTGACGTGTTCACCATCGCTAACGTCTACGCTGTCAACCCACAGACGCGTGAATCGACCGGTTCGCTTCAGCAATTTGTTGTGACGACGGCCAACACAGCATCTTCGGGAACTTACTCGAACGTAGCGATCTCTCCTGCGATCTATACGTCGTCAAACGCTCTCGCTACTGTTGACAGCTTCCCGCAGTCAGGTGCGACAGTTACGTTCCTCGGCGCTGCTTCGACGACGTATCCACAGAACCTTATCCATCACAAAGACGCGATCTCTTTCGCGACTGCCGATCTTCTCCTTCCACAGGGTGTAGATATGGCTTCGCGTCAGGTTCACAACGGCATTTCGTTGCGTATTGTTCGTCAATACGACATCAACAATGACCGTATGCCTTGCCGTATCGACGTGTTGTATGGCTACAGCGCGATCCGTCCAGTAATGGCTGCTCGTCTTTGGGGCTAATGAGAGGGGGCGAAAGCCCCTTCTTTCTTCCATTTTAGGAGTTAAATCACATGGCACTTCCTTCAGTCGGTGGTGGCTATCAGTTAGGCGATGGCAACCTTAACGAAGTAACAATTGGCGACCAGGGCACAGTTACAGCTCTGACAGGCGCGTCAAACACGCTTACCGCTGCACAGCTTACCGCTAACATCATCACGATCAACAGTGGCGGCGCTGGCGCTACGGCAATCACGACGCCAACTGGCGCGCAGATCGACGCATTGCTGACAAACGCTAAGATCGGCAGCACGTTCGATGTGGCGCTTATCAATATCTCCACGACAGGTGGCGATGTCGCTAACTTGGTTGCAGGCACAGGTATTACTTTTGTCGGCAACGTCTATCTTGCTGTTGGTAACGCTTCGGCGGCAGCGGCTAGTTCAGCACTTTTCCGCTTTGCGCGCACAGCATCAGCGGCTTGGTCTTGCTATCGCATCGGCTAATAGAGTGGGCGTCAGCCCATTCTTCTCTTTTAGGAGATTAAAATGGTCAATACCAAACCGATTGGTGTTGCCTACTCTGATCCACAGCTTGTAAGCGGCACGACTATCGACGGCGCTGTCATTACAAACCCAACGGTCACAGGCGCAACAATCACAGGCGCTGTTACGGCGTCTACGTTAAATCTTGCTGTTGCTAAACCAGCCGCAGCAGGCACAAACCAAGCTACAGCTACCGCTCTTGGCGCTGGTTTTAGCTGGGTTACGGCTGCTGACGGAACTAAAGGCGTTGCATTGCCAACAGGCGTTGCAGGTCTTGTTGTCATCATAAAAAATGATGATACGGCTAACGCTATCCTTAAAGTTTACTCAGCTAATGACGGTAACAGCGCGGCTATTAATGCTGTGACTTCTGGCACTGCATATTCTATGGCTGCTAAAACCTCAGTTATGTTTGTGGCCTATAGTGCAGCTCAGTGGTTCTCAATTCCGCTAGTAGCATCTTAATACTAATACCACGGGCGACCTACGGGTCGCCTGGCCCTCCCATAGGAGTTTTTATGGCTGTTTTTTATCTTCGACACCCAAAGCACGGCGTCAAAGTTGCCACCTCTGATATGGAAGTGACGCATGACGAAGAGCGAGGATGGGAACTATTTAACCCTACTGAGGTGACTGAAGAACCGACCAATGCTATAGTTTTGCGGCGTGGACGCAGACCAAAGGTAGACGATGACAACAGCATACGACCAGATCTGCGGGGCCTTGAGACTGATAGGGATGCTGGCTGAAGGTGAAACGCCTTCTTCAGAGACAGCTAATGATTCCCTGACAGCACTAAATCAGATGATAGATTCTTGGAATACCGAGCGTCTATCTGTTTTTTGCACGCAAGATCAGACATTTCTTTGGACGCCAAACTTTTGTGTTCAGACACTTGGGCCTACCGGTGATTTTGTTGGTAATCGTCCAATTCGGTTAGATGACGCGACATATTTTAGAGATCCGTCAACAAACGTTTCGTTTGGCATTAAACTTATTAATCAACAACAATATGATGGTATTGCCGTCAAAACAGTGACCAGCACTTATCCGCAGGTCATTTTTGTCAACATGACATACCCTAACATTACGATGAGCATTTATCCGGTTCCGACACGCGTGTTGGAATGGCATTTTATCTCTGTATCTACGCTTGATATACCTGCGACATTAGCAACACCATTGTTATTTCCGCCGGGGTATTTACGAGCCTTTAGGTATAATCTTGCTTGCGAGATCGCGCCGGAGTTTGGTGTCGAACCGCCGCCTACAGTTAGCCGTATTGCTATGGCGTCAAAACGCGATCTGAAGCGCGTCAATAATCCTGACGACGTAATGGCTCTGCCTTACAGCATGATGCAGCGTCGTCAGCGCTTTAACATTTATGCTGGCAATTATTAATGAAGACGCCTATCCTCGGCTCATCATACGTTACGCGTAGCCCTAACGCGGCTGACGCCCGTATGATTAATCTTTACCCTGAGATTATACCTGAAGGCGGTAAAGAGGCGGCGTGGCTTCAACGCGCGCCGGGGCTTCGATTTCTTGCTAACGTAGGATCTGGGCCTATTAGAGGTCTATGGGCGTATGGCAATTATGGCTACGTCGTTTCTGGGAATGGGCTATATCGTGTAGATACAAGCTGGCATCCGACATATTTAGGTTCAATTGCTGGAACAGGGCAAGTAAATTTATCTAATAACAACACACAAGTATATGTTGCTGCTGGCGCTAACGGATATATTTACGATACGTCGTCAAATACATTCTCACAAATTACAAGCGCTAATTTTTTTGGCGCTGTTGGTGTTGGTTATCTTGACGGATATTTTGTTTATAACCAGCCTGGAACGCAGAATTTTTGGGTGTCTAATCTTCAAGATGGTCTAACCATACAACCTTTAAGTTATGCGGCGGCTGATGGCGCGCCTGACAATCTTGTCACGCTGATCGTTGACCACCGCGAAGTTTGGTTGTTTGGATCTTATACAGTTGAGGTCTGGTATGACGCTGGTCTGCCAACATTCCCATTAGCGCGTATTCAAGGTGCGTTTAACGAAATTGGATGTGCAGCGGCATATTCTGTCGCCAAGCTCGACAATGGCATCTTCTGGCTTGGAACTGATCAGCGCGGTAAAGGTATTGTTTATCGGTCTAATGGCTATTCCGGCACACGTATTTCTACACATGCTGTTGAATGGCAGATTCAACAATATACTCAAATTTCTGACGCTGTTGCCTATACATACCAGCAAGATGGTCATTCGTTTTATGTGCTGAATTTTCCTACGGCTGATACGACATGGGTTTATGATGTAGCAACGCAAACATGGCATGAACGCGCGGGCTGGGATAATGACAAGTTTACACGGCAGCGCGGTAGCAGCCAGATGTTTTTTAATAATGAGAATGTCATCGGGGATTACCGTGCCGGGGTAATATATGCGTATGATTTGAATGTCTATTCGGAGGCGGGAACATTACAAAAATGGTTGCGTTCATGGCGCGCATTGCCGACAGGTCAAAATGACTTAAACCGCACAGTTCAACATAGTCTACAACTAGATTGTGAAGCTGGCGTCGGTATAGCAGGCGTGGATAATCAATATTTAAATGGATTATATTTATCAACTGAAGATGATAATCATCTTATTACTGAATCGGGCAATTCTATTATAGCACAAGGAGCGCCGCTCGTAGCAGGTGTTGAGCCACAGGCGATGTTGCGATGGTCAGACGATGGTGGTCATACATGGTCTAATGAGCATTGGAAATCTATGGGCCGCATAGGACAGACCGGCTATCGTACGATCTGGCGGCGTCTTGGCATGACGACTAAACTCCGTGACCGCGTGTATGAGGTGTCGGGCACTGATCCAGTTAAGATAGCCGTTATGGGCGCGGAGCTGCATGTGGACGGCACCAATGCCTAATGTAAACCCTAATAATACTCAGATACCTGCACCGCGCGTAGAATTTATTGATAAAGCTACAAATTACGTTTCCCGCGCATGGTATACATGGCTGTTTAATATTTACCAAGCTGTGCAGGCTGGCGAGCGTTATGGATCATATTATGATACAACAACGCAAAGCGCGGCGGCGATAAATACGGCATATGCTGTCACATTTAATAGCGCGTATGTTGACGCGTCTAATAACATTCTTCAATTTGGCGTTTATCGCGGGTCGCCTACATCGCTTATATATGTAGATAATACAAGCACATACAACTTTCAATTTTCTTTACAATTAGTTAGCACAAACGCTACGGCAAAAAATGTCTATATATGGGCCGACGTTAATGGAACGGCGGTGCCTTATTCGGGCACAAAAGTAACTTTACAAGGCGCTAGCGCAGCGTCTGTTGCTGCATGGAATTTTGTGCTAAACCTTCAAAAAGGTGATTATTTTCGTCTTATGTGGTCTGTAGATAATACGAATGTTCAAATTGCCGCGTTTACTAGTTCAAGTCCTGTTCCAGCTATTCCATCGGCCATTCTGACCGTCACAAGTATTGTAGGTGCTTAAATGACTGTTCTCACACCTGTAGCAAAAATGCAATTTTTGGACGCTTCAGGCGCACCGCTTGTTGGCGGCTTATTGTATACTTATAATGCTGGCACGACCACACCGCAGCCTACCTATACGGACAGCACAGGCGCAACGGCTAATACTAACCCTGTTGTTTTAAACGCGCGGGGCGAGGCTAATATATGGCTCGGCGCGGCGACGTATAAGTTCAAATTATGCGACGCTAATAATACTGAAATTTGGACGGTTGATAATATCTCAGCGCCAACAACGGCATTATCGCCAGTTTTGTCAGGCAACGTCATTATTGCCTCATCGTCTAGCGGCGCGGCGCTTAAAATTGTGCAGACAGGCACAGGGCCTATTTTTGTCGCTCAAAATGTTAATGACCCTGACACAACGCCTGTCATTATCGACGCAAATAATAATCTTGGAGTTCAGACGACATCGCCTGGCGCTGCGTTAGACGTAGGTAACGCGGGATCTATTTGGTTATCTAATAATGGTGTGGCGAGATCTATTATATCGGCTGATGGATCTAATTCTTATTATTCCGCTGAAGGCGCTCGCGGTATAATTTTTAAAGCTAACAGCATTAATTTAATTTATGGGTCTAATAATGGTTTTGTAGGTATTAAAAATGCTTCGCCTGCTGTTGAGTTAGATGTTACTGGCGCTTTAAATACTTCAGGTAATATTACATGTAGCTCGGCGATTTCATCGACGGGCGCTATTACTGCCGGATCAACGCTTGCCTCTACGACAACATTAACCGCTGGCTCATCGTTAAATGTAACAACTTCAGCAACTATTGGAACGACTTTAAGTGTTGATACCGTTCAAGAAAAAACATCATCAGCCGGGGTTTCTGTATCTAGCGTATTAAAAGTAGACACTATCAACGGGAAAACGACCCCGACGACAATTTCAATTGCGGGTGTTTCTATCGCCAGTAGTCAAGTTGATCCTTCAAATCGTGTAATTACAACAAGAACTGCACAAGCGACAACTTCAGGCACTAGCGTAGAATTTGCAAGTATCCCATCCTGGGTAAAACGAATCACATTAATGATTAATGGCCTGACTGTTTCAGGAGCTGATAATCTTCTTATTCAATTGGGAACTGCTTCTAGTTATACTTTTACTTATACTGGAAGCGTTTCGACGTTAATTAGTGAAGGTTCGCCTGCTAATACTTATCCTAATACGTCTACATCGGGGTTTATTTTATATAACCCTAATTCTGCCGTATATGGTATTATGACCATTGTTCTATGTGACACAAATACGTGGGTATCTATCCATCAAACCCGCAATAGATATGGTAGCGGTGTCGTGGCTCTTGGTGCGACGTTAACACGGCTAAAGTTAATTCTTTCGGGAAGTAACACTTTCACCGCTGGCTCTGTAAACATACTCTATGAGTAAAATAATAGACAACCGCGCTATAGCCTTAAAAATAGGTTACGCCGCAACTGATTGGGAAAACTATATAAGTTACGAGGACTACGAGGCTATTGCGGCAGATTGGGATTTGAAACTGATTATGAAAGATAACACGCCGATAGGAGCTATCTATTCCAAAAATGGTGAAACTCATGTATCTATATTACCTGAATGGCGCAAGCGTTGGCTAACAAAAGGACTTTTAAAAGAAATTTTGGCCGGTATGCAATTTACACGCATTACACCAGGCCATGAGTTCATGTATAACATATTGGAAAGACTAGGTTTCAAGCCACAAGCAGACGGAACCGTAGCAAGAGAGAATTAAAATGGGATTTTCTGCCGCCGCTAATGCCTCAAATCAAGGCACCCAACAAGCCATGATGATGCAGGCTTTGCAGGCTCAACAGGCCCAGCAAGCTATTCAACAAGGACAACAGCAAGCCTCAGGCGCGCTTCAACAAGGCCAGACGCAAGGTGTTAACGCGTTACAAGCAGGGCAAACTGGCGCGTTAGGCGCGCTGCAAAATTATTATAACCAAGGCGTAGGCTATCAACAGCCGTATATGAACGCAGGCGCGCAAGCAACGAATCAGCTTGCGGCTATGTATGCGCCAGGCGGTCAGTATGGTCAAATGCCAACAGCCGCGCAGCTTCAGATGGACCCAAGCTATGCTTGGCGGTTCCAGCAGGGTCAGCAGGCGGCGCAGAACGCTATAGCTGCGGGTCTTGGCGGCGCAAGTGTCGGTGGCAGCGCGTTGCAAGCGTTGACAAATTACGGTCAGAACGCCGCCAGTCAAGAATATCAAAACGCGTATCAGCGATTTATGCAGCAGGCTCAGTTACAGACTGGCGCATTGCAGAATTTAGCTGGCACAGGTGCAGGCGCAGCTAATCAAGCCACAGGATTGGCCGGTCAGACCGGCGCTAATCTTGGAAATGTCTACACTGGAACAGGCCAGAATTTAGCCAGCACTTATGGCACGACAGGCTCTAATTTAGCAAACGTTTACACAGGCGCAGGGCAACAACTTGCAGCTAATTATAACGCATTAGGCCAGAATCTTGGCCAAGGCTACGCCAACATGGGCGCGGCTAATGCTAGTGCTTATATGGGGCCGACAAACCTAATGGCGGCGCTTGCAGGGCAGGCTCTTGGTGCAGGTGCAACTTATCTCGGTATGAAGGCGCGCGGATAATGCCAATTCAATATCAGCCAGTTCCAGAATTTCAGGTTCCTAATCTGAATCTTATGGGGTCTTATGCTCAAGGTGTAGCATTGGCTGAAAGTCAGGCGGATCAAGAGCGCAAAGATTTATTGGCGGGTATTACTGCTACTAAAGAAGCACGATTAGCAGATCAAGCTACTAAGGAAGCGGCGGCTAAAGAACAAGAACGCGCGGCCAAACATTATGACGCGCTTGTTAATCTTCTTCCTGCGGTTACAAAAGAAACTTGGCCTGCTTGGCGTCAAGCTGCGACAGCGGCGTATCCTGGCGTCGAAGGCATTGTAAAAAAAGAATTTGATCCTGAGCATATCCGCGATCTGATGGCTAAAGCCTCAGATGATAAAGAACAGATTCTTCAACAGCATTCTGGCGATACGTCACGTTTTATTCGTGTTGGACGTAAAGGCGGCGCTGAAGTTGTGCCCGGCACAGAAGTTACTGCGCCGGGCAAACAAAAAATTGTTGACCTTGGCGATAAAGGTCAGTTTCTTCAAAATGAAACGACCGGTCAACTTACGCCAGTCACGCCGTCAATGCTTCAAGGCGGTATTAACATGCCCGCCGCAAAGGCTGCTATATCCAACATTGAAAGCGGCGGTGATTATGGCGCGCTTGGTCCAGTTACTAAGTCAGGCGACCGCGCGCATGGCAAATATCAAGTTATGGGTGAAAATATTCCTAAATGGACAAAGCAGGCACTTGGCGTCAGTTTGACGCCGCAACAATTTTTAAATAGCCCTGAAGCACAAGAACGCGTGTTTGAAGATCAGTTTTCGCGTAATGCTGCGAAATATGGTTCGGCTCAAGACGCCGCGTCTGTTTGGTTCTCTGGAAAACCATTAGCTAAAGCTGGTAATCGCGCCGATATTCTTGGCACAACTACACCAGCATATGTTAATAAATTTAACGCCGTATATGGTGGTCAAGGCCCAGTTCAGAACGCTATGGTTTCACCAGTTACGGGCGCTAATGCTGTCACGCCAGCAACGCCTGTCGGGCCTCCTGCTGGTGTTATAGCGCAACCACAAATGCCTGTTGCTCGTATGCCAGCGCCAGTTATGCCCGCGCCTGAGTATCCTGTCGGCAGTGTCGAAGCGAATAATCAAAAGTTTGGTAAAGATACACTTGAGTCGGCAGGTTACGATCCTAAGACAGGCGAAGATAAAATTTCTAAACTTATCATGGGGTCAACAAGCGGCGGTCTTCAATCGCTTGCAGCCGGAACCGTTGGCTATCTTACTGGCGAAGCTACGCCAGGTATGGAAAAGATCTCACAGATCAAGACCATTGTTAATGACGCTATTCTCAAGAAACTTAATGGTAAACTCGGCGCGGGTATATCAAACGAAGACCGTAATTTCATTCAATCAACACTTGGTAATCTTGACGACCCGTCTATTCCAGCTAATCAACGTCTTGCGGCGTGGAACCAAGTCAAACAAGTTCTATCTAAATATGCGGGGTTTGAACAACCTACAGAAGCAGCGCCAGCAGCGGCTGCACCGTCAGGCGGTCTGTCAGTCTCTGCGCCAAATGGTAAGACATACACATTCAAAGATAAAGCGAGCGCTGACGCGTTCCGTAAAGCTGCGGGGCTTTGATGGACTACGACGCATTAGCAGCGCAACATGGCGGCGCGACAGAAGCTCCAGATTATGAAACATTAGCAGCGCAACATGGCGCGGCAGGGTATGAAGGTATGCCGGGGCCTCGCGGCATATTAAATTACATAGACACAACGCTTGGTAATGTGCCTCAAGATGTTATGAACATCGGGCAAGGCGCGTATACTGCGGCGACAAATCCGTTGCAGACATTACAAAATGTTTCTGAGGCAGTGGCTAACCCGGCTGAAACATTATCGGGTGTAGCGCGTGGCATCGGGCGTTTTCTTCAATCACCTCTTCAGACATTTCAGCAAGCGCCTGTTTCAACGGCTTTGAATTTGTCAGGGGCTGGCGCGGTTACTGCGCCGCTTCGTGCTATTCCATATACATTAGCGGAACACGCATATCCAATGGCTCGCAATGCTTTTGCACCTAAAGCGCGGGCGTATATGGAAACGCTTGGCGCTCAGACGCCGGAGGCTATTAATGCTCTTGCGGCTGCACGCCCCGGCATGACCGTGCCGCAAGCACTAGCTGACATTAATGCGCCGCAACTTCAAACGTTTGCACAAGCGGCGATGAAGCAAATTCCACAAGAAGCACGCGCCGCTACTATGGCTCAAGAGCAAGCACGCGCTGCTGAACTTGGACGAATTGCGGGGGCACCTGAACAATTAGAATTTGCTAAGACTGTCCGCGATGTTGAGGCAAAGAAAAATTATGCCGAGGCATTTAAACAAGCCGCGCCAGAAATACCTGAAGAATTATTAAACCGCCCGTCGATGAAAAAAGCAGTTAGCATAGCAGATAATATCGCCGCCGAGCGTGGTGGCGCACAGACGCCTATGGCTAAATTGCATACGGTGAAATTAGCGCTGGATGATATGATTCGTGATCCAGAACAGTTTGGCATAGGCGCTGCTGAAGCGGGCGCAATAAAAAGCACTCGAGAAAAATTTATTGAGGAGCTTAAAAAAGTTCCTGAATATGAGACGGCAAGATCGAAATATGCGGCTCAAAGTCAACCGATTAATAAGATGCAAGTAGCACAACAACTTCAAAAAGCGCTTACGGAGCCAGTTACTGAGGGCGCTACACGCGGCGGTATGTTTGCGCGTGCTGTTGAAGAAGCACCTAAGACAATTAAAAAAGCTACGGGGCAGACGTTTTTTGATAAATTAGAAGACGTTTTTAGCCCTGAAGAAATGAAAGTTGTTAATGACGTTCGTGACGAGTTTCGTCGATCTAAGCTCGCTAAAGAACAGGCGGATCTTGGTAAAGCGGCAACGCCATCAGCGGAAGAATTAGCAAGTAGCAAACTCGGGTCTATTTCGCATCTTAACTTACTTAACCGTGTGTGGACTATTGCTAATACAGTCGTCAAACGTTCGCTCGGTAAGATAGATGAAAAGCTCGCTACTGAGATCGGCATGCAGATGCTTGATCCTGCTGAGTTTAAGAAAGCTCTGACAGCGGCGCAAGAATATTCTAAAGCCACTGAAAAAGGCGTCGAAAATATTCGCGCTCGTAAAGCAGCAACTAAAAAGACAGTTATACCGCCAGCGATTTCGGGGGCGGTTACTTTTGGAAATGTGATGGCTCCTGAAAACCGTAACGCAATGGCGAGATGAAAATGAGCGAATATCAGTTCTTTTTTAACGTCGCCACGGCGATAGTGAGCGTCACTTTTGGTTGGGTGCTTAACACAATCTGGGGGTCGTTAAAGGATCTTCAGACGGCTGACAAGGCGCTTGTTGATAAGGTCGCGTCAATTGAGGTGCTGGTTGCTGGCCGCTATGTGACGCGCGATGAGTTTAATACGTCGCTTAACGCGATCTTTTCTAAATTAGATCGTATTCAAGATCTCATTTCTCAGAAGGCAGACCGATGACCTGGCCTCTTCAATCACAATGCGACGCGTTCTATGGCAATCCTCGCGGTCGTAACGGCGGCGCATCAGCGCAATGGGAAAAAGCTAACCTTATTCGAATCAGCCCGCCGTTTAAAATGCAGTTTGCTGGCAAGCCGATCACGTCAATCGCCATAAATAAAAAATGTGCGGACAGTTTGTCACGGATTTTTGACGTAATATGGCTTGCATCTGGCAAAAATCAAAAAATAATCGACGATTGGGGCGTCTCTGTCTTTTCAGGGTCATATAACTATCGTGTAATGCGCGGCGGTAACGTATTGTCAATGCACGCATATGGGTGTGCTATTGACCTTGACGCCCCCCGGAATTGGTTTCACGACCAAGATCCGCACTTTGCAAAAGTGCCTCAAGTCCTAAAAGCCTTCGAGGACGAAGGTTGGACTTGGGGTGGTTCTTGGTCGGGCAGAAGTAAAGATGGTATGCACTTCCAAGCGGCGCGCGTCAGCTAATAGGAGTTAAATATGAATAATATTACGTCTTGGATTCTTGCACGTATCTCTGAACAGTCAACCTATTCAGGTCTTGCTACTGTTATCGCCAGTATCGGCTTCTTGCCGCACGCTGCTGAGATCGGTGCGCTTGTCCCAACGGTTGGCGTTCTAGTTATGGGCATCATTAAAATAATCCGCCCAACGCAATGAGTATAACCGCTCTAATTTCACTTCTCAGTGGATTGATGGGCGTTATTGTCAATTTCTTCAACTGGCTGCATGAAAAACAACTTGTGCAGTCAGGTGTCGCGCAAGCTCAATTAGAAAGCATGAAGGCGCAAGCCAATGAAGCTCAACTTGCTATCGCTGCCCGCGAAGCTGTTCGCGCTGATGTTGCCTCTAAGCCTGACAGCGTGCCAGTCAACGACCCTTTCATCCGAGACTGACCACGTATCATTCTGCCAAGCCGCGAGGGCGATATATTATTCGCGGCATGATACGGCCCCTACGATTGCTCAAATACGTGAGCATAACGCGGTCGGGGTCGCACTCAAATGTGGTTGGCTTCGCAAATGATAACCGCCCGTGATGTTGAGCAAGTTCTCAAAAAGCACAAGCAACCATCTGGGCGGTATCATATTAGTAAAGCGGCAAAAGAGCTAGGTATAGACCGCCATCGCCTTCGCTATCTAATGTTAAAATATAATAAATTTGAACAACCAAAACTTCCTCATCGCACGCGTCAAATTGATGAATTAATTCGTGATCGCTTATCTGAAAGCGAGCGAATCATTAACGCCGATGAAGCCCGTGATCTAATTAAAGTAAAAATTAATATCGACGGACCCGTAGCTCTGTTATGTATGGGTGATCCGCATATTGACGATCCGGGGTGCGCTTTTGCGTTACTTAAGTCTCATCTTGAGCTGGCTGCTAGTCACCCTTTTGTGCTGCCATGTAATATTGGAGACTTGGCGAACAACTGGGTCGGGCGCCTCGCTCGGCTGTATGCTGACCAATCCATCACCGCTAGGGAATCTTGGACGCTCGTTGAATGGATGGTCAAGTCGGTCCAATGGCTATTTATTTTGGCCGGAAATCATGACCTATGGACGGGGTCAGGAGATCCTGTTTCATGGTTCGCAAAACAAGCGGGTTCCATGTATGAAGAGCATGGCGTAAGGCTGGCGCTTCAGCATCCAGACGGCTCAGAGACGCGCGTTCATGCACGTCATGACTTTCCAGGCCATTCGATCTGGAACTCTATGCACGGCCCAAAGCGTGAGGCTATTGCCGGATTCCGTGACCATCTTCTTATCGCAGGTCATAAGCACATCGGTGGCGATGAGGGCATGATAACGCCCGATGGCACCGCCGCTCAACTTGTCCGGGTGTCAGGGTATAAGGTGGCCGATACCTACGCTAAGTCATTAGGTCTTAAAAAGATGCCCATGCACCCGGCAGCTTTAATAATTATAGACCCTAGAGAAGCTGGCACGTCACGCGGGCGTGTGTTCTGCGCGCCAACAATTGAAAAGGGTGTCTTAATATTAGACGCGCTCCGTAGAGAATATGATGCTTCTAAAAAAAGGAAGAAATCATGACGGAAGACGATGAAGATCTATATGACGGCCCAGACATTATTGAGGAAGCCGAATTAGATCCGGTAGCCGCACGTTGTAACTCGTTTACAAAACTCCTTGCGTATGCCGCTCATATTAAAGATGAGGATCTACGCAAGGAAGCTATTTTAATGCTGGCCGCTGTGCGACGTAGTTTTAAGACTCTGCCGACCGGGGAGCTTGCACAGTTTCCAAATGTGAAAGGTCAAGCTTAGTATTAAGCTTAGTGACAACTGCCGCCCTAAAATCGCGCTTGCGCTTGTAGTCAATATCAGCGCCAGCGTTTGATTTTTGATCTTCATAATCTTTGGCAAACATCGTTGCAAACGCCTCATAATTCATAGCGTCTAAACGGCTGTCTATATGCGTCGGGTTAGCAAAGTTACGCGCGTTTTTGACGCACACCATTATAACTGCCACTTCATAAGGATGTATATCACGACCGAGACGCAAAGAAGCAAGATCTGCAATGAGCTGGAAGTTATTTTCAATTCCCCCGTAATCAGCGCCGCGCTCTCCGATTAAGTCGCTGGCTTGTTTCAGTAGATCGTGTGGATTCATTTTCTATTCCCCTTAACAATTCAGTCCGTTCACGCGTCGCTCGCAGCGTTGTATATCGCTGGTGTAGACGTATAAGTATTGTGGACCGCCGAGCGTTATGGCGCTCGTCCTCCAAGAGATCCAATACCTCTTGTTCTGTAAAGCCTGCGATGGCTTGGTTAATTTCGCGCCAATTCATCTAGGGCTAACTCCGCTAAAGATTTCTTGTCATATAAACTGGCAAATATGCGTTCGTCAATAGTTTTATTACAGAGAATAACGTAACACCATACGTCTTTGGTCTGGCCTGACCGATGCAGACGCCCTATCGTTTGTTCATAAAGTTCTAATGACCAAGGCATTGACAGAAAAACGATCTTGTTGCCGCCAAACTGTAGGTTCAATCCATGCCCGGCGCTTTTGGGGTGTATAGCTAAGATTTCTATTTCGCCTTTATTCCACCGCTCGACGGCGTCAGGCGCATCTATAGTTTGCATTTGCGGGTATCGGCGTTGTATCTCGGCTAGCTCTTCTTTGTAATTGTAGACGATGATCGTATTGTCTCGCTGATTCTCAGATAGAATTTCGCCCAAAACATCAAATTTGTGGTAGGAGATCCATTCAGGACCGTTGGGTCCGTAGACAAACCCGCCCGCAAGCTGTTGTAGCTTATTCGTGACAGCAGCAGCGGTCGCAGCGGTGATCGTTTGACTAAGCTCAAGAACAAACTCCTTTTTCATAGTCTCATATGATTTTCTATCCGGCATATCAACCGACATTCTGACAGTATGCAGCGGCGGTAACTTATCTCTATACTCGCCAGGCTCTAGCACATACGTCCAAGGTTTTATTTGCTTCATCACGTAATCAAGCGACTGAGGCAGCGGTTCCCATTGACCATACTCGCGGTTAATACAACGAAAGTATTGTTGCATAAACGCTCCCTTAGACCGTCCTAAGATCGCTTTATGGATCACTTTGCATTGACCAAATACATCCTCAAGACCGTTTGACGTAAAAGAGCCTGTTAACCCCCAACGAATATCAAACTTGTCAAGCATTTTTTCTAAAATTTTAAAGCGTTTGCCGCTTGGATTTTTAAGCCGCGTCAACTCGTCAAATACAATCCCGTCAAAGTTGCCCGCGATCGAAGCGATATTATCGTAATTTGTAACAACAATATCGGCGTCTGAGTCCATTGCTGCTTTGCGTTGTGCTGGCGTGCCGACAGCTATGGCGATCTCAAACTCAGGGCACCATTTAATGCCTTCTTGTTTCCATACATCAGTGCAGACGCGCTTGGGCGCTAACACAAGCCAGCGGTCCACGAAGCCGCTACGAAGCATTTCAGTCATAGCCGTCAGCGTTATCGCCGTTTTACCCGCGCCGACCGGCGCTAGGATCATGGCTCGGTCGTGGGCGTAGAGGAAGTCGGCGGCTTCGTGTTGATACGGTCGTAGCTCCATCTGTCTATTTGCTCCCTATTCCATAGACACGCATATTTTTGATTTAGCTTTGCCATGTCGCTGGCAAATATTTTTTGCAATGCCGACAGTTTGCCACCGTCTTTTTTTATCTCTACAAACCACGTCTCACCATTAGGCAAACACGCAATTCTATCCGCGACGCCGCGATTAGACATCGAGTTAAATTTAAAGGTTATGCCGTCAAGTGATTGAACTGACTTAACAAAGTAGCGTTCAATGTCTTTTTCTAAATCTGTCATAAGAATTGTATTGACATGTCTGTAAAGAAAAGTCTAGTATCACATCATCGAAAGGTAAAGTAAAATGTCACATAGCGATATTGTCGGCGGATCGACCGCCAAGCGTGTTATTAATTGTCCCGGCAGCGTTAAATTATGCCAGCAGGTTCCTCCAAGACCCTCGTCAAAATACGCTGAAGAAGGCACGCTTTTACATGAAGCCATCCATCAGATACTCTCTAATCGTGCATCTACGGATGACTTTGGTCTTGGCGATGATCTTGTTGATCGTAAGCTGCGCCCTGCTCTCGAAGCATTAGCGGAGATTGATCCTGACAATCAGCTTGAGTTTGTTACGGAACTCCGCGTTCATTTCGGAGGATTTTTAGCTGATGTATTTGGCTCCTGTGACCTCATTGGTCGTATTCGGAATCGTGCAATTGTTCTTGATTGGAAGTTTGGTGATGGGGTGGCGGTGGATGCTGTCGAGAACCATCAGCTTATGTTTTATGCCGCTGCGGCTATGCGGACTGAAGAAGCCCGTTGGGCGTTCGAGGGTGTTACGGAAATCGAGTGCGTCATTGTCCAGCCGCCGCATGTCAAGCGTTGGGTCACTACGCCCGGTCGCATTAAAAACTTCGAGCGTGAGTTACAGAACGCGGTCGCTATCGCTCACGCGCCTAACCCGCCATTAGCAACTGGCGATCATTGTCGCTGGTGTGCAGCTAAAGCTGTTTGTCCTGTGTTGACAGGCGAGGCTGACCGGGCGCTAAGAACGGCGCTCAATACCATATCACCGGAGGGCTATGGCAATGCACTGGTTATTGCAGACCGTCTCGAAGATTGGATCAAAGCTGTTCGTGAACAAGCACAACAAGCTCTTGAAAACGGAATCGTTATCCCAGGATTCAAGCTCGTCCCAAAGCGCGCCACAAGGCAATGGGTTAATGAAGAAGGGGCGCGTGAGTCTCTTGAGCAAATGGGCTTGGATATATCGGAATTAATGGAGACGAAGTTACGGTCGCCAGCGCAGCTTGAGAAGGTGCTTAAGAAACACAAGCTCGACCTGCCTAAAGACCATGTCGTCGCCATTTCATCGGGTAACACTGTCGCACCGGAGTCAGATCCGCGTCCGGCAGTGCTACAAGTCGGTCAGCATTTGCGGGCCGCTTTCTCTAAACTAGAGGTAAAGTAAGATGACAAGTATAGTAAAGTTCGGTGGCGCTAATCTCCCATCAGCGCAGTCTCTTTCACAGGCGCTTCGGTCAATTGAAGCTGACGTCGGTCCTATCGGCAGCGTGATCCTTAAGATGGACCGCACAGGTCACTGGGTCTATGGCGCGGATCAGACCGAGGTCGAGAAAGAAACGCTATGGGCGATTAATCCTTATTCTTTTGTGCATGGCTATATTGCATGGGGAACGGGCGAGGTATTGTCTGAGAAGATGGTGCCGATCGCCGAGCCTTTGCCGGATCTTGACCCACCGCCCGCTGGCGCACAGGCTGGATGGCAACCACAAGTTGGCATGTCATTGAAGTGCATGTCAGGCGAAGACAAAGGCATGGAGGCACGCTTTGCAACGACTTCAGTAGGAGGCAAACGCTCAATGCACGCGTTGGCGCTCAAGATCGCTGAACAGGTTGACAAAGATCAAACCAAGCCTGTTGCCGTCGTAAAGCTCGGTAGCGACCATTATGCTCATAAATCCTATGGCCGCGTTTATACGCCGACATTCGATATTGTTGAGTTTATTGGCATGGATGGTGAAGAAGACGTGTCAGAAAAGGTCGCAAGTCCTGACACAGGACGTCGTCGTCGTAGCTAATGGAGTGGGGGCGCAAGCCCCCATTTTTTCCGGGGGTTTAGATGACGGACAAGCCAGTAACATTGGATGTTATTTACGAAGAAATTAAACGCCTTCGTAAGAAGATTAAAAAACTCAAGCAAACAATTAGGGGTATCAAAAAATGAGCAAGATATTTGTGCCTGCCTATTGGCCGGTGTTCAAGACGCATGAGCTGCGTCGGTTTGATTACGTTGCCGTAGATGGATCAATGCCGCCACTGACGTCGGTGTTCTCGTATGACGTCGGGTCTGATTCGATGCTCTACATCGACTACGACGCGCATCTGACGTGGAAAGACACATGGTATTATCGCTATAATGTCGGCAGCGGCATTAATGAGTGGCGCGATGATTATCCCGGCGATAAGAAAGTAGTTATGTCGCCGCCTATTGGTTGGGGTGAATATCTAAACATAGGCGAGGATTACATAACCTACCCGCAGATGAGCCTGTTTCAATCATGGCCTCCGTCGATGTCCAAAGGCATACAGATTGTTCACATTGAGAAGCTATTAGATTGGTGGCCTGGTCGCGATAACAAAATGTATAACGACGTGCTTGTATTCACTTACATGCAGGCTTGGGATGGTAAGCCTGGCACTGGCGCGCGTTATTGGATGGCTAATGGTGTTGGCCCCGTATCAGTGCAATGGCTCGCGCAAGATCCTAAAGATCCATACAGCAAACCGATTATAGAAACAGCGCGCATGGACGCGACCATCTCAAAGGTGAACGCATGAGATACATTGTATCACTTATGCTGATGACGTCGCCCGTCGCAGCGCAACAGATCTCTGTATTTAGCGGTCCTAATGGACCTGTAGCTATTGAACTATCTTATCCGAAGGAGAATTTTTATTATACTAATGAAGGCATGATTTCCGCGCCAAAGATCGGCAATGTGACGATTTACAACGGTCCTAACGGCGAATATTTAGGAGATCGCATTGACACCCCCAACGATTGATAGAAAGAATCATATCCTCATTTGGACGACTGAGATGGACGCTTACGTTAGTTATTGGCGTGACCGTCGCAAGTCGTTCGGCTGGATCGCAAAGCAGATGGACATCTCACGCTGCGCGATCATCGGTCGTGTGTATAGGAGAAAACTATGACTGACTATTCAGACCTTGTGATGCGATTGCGTGGCAAAAAGTTAAACTGCATTTGTGCCGCTAAGTCAGCCAGTGAATGTTGTTGCGATACAGATTGGCCTGAGAGTTCTTGTAATGAAGCCGCCGACGCTATCGAGCTTTTACAGCGCGAACTAAAGTGTGCGAATGAACTATGGGAGCAGCAAAAGGAACTGGCTTTGGAATATTTGGCTGACATCGCTGAACTACATAAACAAGACGCATACGATGATCTGGGTTGACTTTGAGACGAGGTCTGAGTGCGATCTCAAGACGGCGGGCGTATATAATTACGCCCGTCACGACACAACAGAAGTGTTGTGTATGTCATATGCCATCGACGATGGCGACGTTAAGACATGGCGTCCGGGTGAGCTGTTGCCCGTCTTAACAGGTCAGATTCGCGCGCATAACGCTGCGTTTGAGCGTCTGATTTTCTGGCATGTGTTAGGGCATCAGATTCCATTAGAGCAGTTCTACTGCACCGCTGCACAAGCGCGGGCTAACTGTGCGCCAGGCTCGCTAGAAGACGTTGGCCGTTTTGCCAATACCGGCATGAAGAAAGACCATCGCGGCAACTATCTTGTGCGTCAATGTTGCGTGCCGCCATACAATGATGAGTTATTACCTGAACTGATCGAATATTGCGAGCAGGACGTGCGCACAATGCGCGCCGTCTCAAAGGCGATGCGAGAGCTGACAGACGAAGAGCTTTTAGATTATCATGTCAACGAGCGTATTAATGACCGTGGCGTCAAGGTTGATGCTTATCTTTGTCAAGCCGCCATGCGTTATGCTGCTGATGAGCTGCAAGAGATTGAGCGTATTGTCAAGGAGGTAACGAACGGTGAAATCACATCGGTCAGATCACCTAAGATGCGTCAATGGGTCCAAGACCGCGTCGGACCAGAAGCGCTCAAGCTCATGGAGCGAGAGGGCAAGTATTCGATTGACAAAACAACGCGCGCAAATCTTTTGGCGATGGAAGATCCTGAACAAGTGCCGCCGGACGTGGCCGAGGTTATACAATGCGCTGACGATTTATGGGCTTCTTCTGTAGCAAAGTTCAAGCGTCTCTTCGATCTTGGCTGTGATGACCACCGCGTCAGAGGCGCGTTTGTATTTGCTGGCGGTAGCGCCACAGGCCGCGCGTCATCATACGGCGCTCAGGTGCATAACTTTACCCGCAAATGTGCTGATGATCCTGAAGCCGTTCGCACCGCTATGGTGCGCGGGCATAAGATCGTGCCGCAATATGGCAAGCGCATAACGGACGTTCTTAAGGGTATGTTGCGTCCGTCGCTCATGCCAGAGTCAGGTAATCAATTTGTTGTCGCTGATTGGTCAGCTATTGAAGGTCGCGTTAATCCTTGGCTGTCTGGCAATGGCGAAGACAAGTTAAAAATCTTTGCGTCTGGCCTCGACGTTTACAAAACAAACGCATCAGCGACGTTCAACGTCTCATATGATGCAGTTGACAAAGATCAAAGACAGGTCGGCAAGGTGCAGGAGCTGGCCTGCGGATTCGGCGGCGGTATCGGAGCCTTCGCGGCTATGGGCCGCGCTTATGGTCTACAAATGCTTGAAGACGAGGCGCGTCGGATGGTCAACGCCTGGCGTCGTGCTAATCCGTGGTCTGTGCCATTTTGGGAATCTTTAGAGACAGCATACACGCGAGCTTTGCGGAATAAAGGTAAGATATTCTCCGCAGGCCGTATATCTTATCTGTTCGACGGCCAACATCTCTGGTATTCTCTCCCGTCCGGGCGCGTTCTTTGTTACCCTTTTGCCCGTTTTGAAGACGACAATATCACTTATGCGAAGGCGAGTTGGAAACCTGCGGCTGACGCCAAGGAGTGGCCGCGTGCCCGTCTATGGCGGGGTCTAGCGTGTGAGAATGTTACACAGGCTACAGCTCACGATCTTTTGCGTGCGTCTCTTCGCCGTCTTGATGATGAGGGTTTTAATGTTGTCCTGCACGTTCACGACGAGATCGTTCTTGAGACAGATCAGCCAGAGGAGGCAAAGCAGCGGTTAGAAGAAATAATGATAACGCCGCCCGAATGGGCGCATGGATTGCCATTGCAAGTAGAAGCGGGGGTTATGGGGAGATATGGAAAATAATTTATTACCTTATTTGTGCAGTCTTGCGCCTGAAGGCGAGACCCTGCTGGTCGTAAAACAAAAGCCAACGGGCGGCAATCATCTCGACGGGTCGCCTAAATATACATGGCCTGCCTACATGCCAACGCATAAGCGTAAGGACGGTGAGGCGTGGTATGTGAACACAGGCTCTTTTATCGTTGATCGTTTTAAGGATGGTCGTCCATCTGCGTCGTCATCAAATTGCGAATACGTCGCGTTTATGATGCTGGACGACATCGGCACGAAGTCTAAAGAGCCGCCGTTAGAGCCGACATGGATTATTGAGACTAGCCCAGGATCGTTTCAGTGGGGCTATGCGTTCAGCGAACAACCGACCAAAGGAGAATATTGTGCTGCTATTACGGCCATTGCTAAAAGCGGTTATACTGATCCTGGTGCTACCAATGCTGTTCGTAATTGCCGCCTGCCAGGTAGCGTTAACCTCAAGCCGGGACGCGATAATTTCCAAGCGCGCCTCGTTAAATTCCAAAAAGGACTAGAATATACCCTGCCTGAGATCTGTCAGGCGCTAGGAGTAACGCCCGATGAAGCGGATACCGCCAAGGCTATCTCGATCAAGCTGCGAGACACAGGCGAAGACAGCGTGTTGCAATGGCTCAACGACCAGAACCTCGTCTTATCGTCGATCAATGCGGAAGGCTGGCTCGGCGTTGTCTGCCCGAACCATGCAGAGCATACGGATGGTCAAGTTGAGGCACGCTATAATCCCCTTAATCGCGCATTTTGCTGTTACCATGGTCATTGCGATCATCTGACCAGCGCCTCGTTTCTTGACTGGGTCTGCGATAATGGTGGCCCGCAAGTAACGCCGGGCTTACGTGACGATGTTTTAGCTAAAGAAATGGCGCGTTTACGTGACTTATTGCCTAATAATGACATGTTTAAAGACGATGCCAACAAGCGGATCGTCGAGGTCGAGCGCAAGCAGGCTGGCCGGGTCGAGCGCACCGGCTGGTTCGAGCGCTTTGCTTATATCCTGACCGATGACGCCTACTTTGACCTTGAGACGCGCACAGAGCTGACGCGCGGCGCGTTTAACGCCGTGTTCAGACATATCGAGTGTCAATCAACACATGGTAAAGCGCGCCGTATCGAGGCTTCGACATGGTTTGACGAGCATCGTCAAGAGGTCGGTGGGTTGCTCCTTAAAGGTCTGACCTACGCCGCTGGCGAAGAGCCTTTGGTCTATAACAAGGACGGTGACGTCTACGGCAACCGCTGGATGGACGCGCGCCCTAAGCCCGGTAAGGGCAGTGTCAACAGATGGCTAGCGCATTGCGAGCGGCTTGTGCCTGACCCTAATGAGCGTGCGCATGTCTTAGATGCGATGGCGTTCAAGGTTCAGAATCCTAAAGTAAAGATCAATCACGCGATCCTGCATGGCGGCGACGAGGGCTGCGGTAAAGACACCATGTGGGCTCCCTTCATATGGGCCGTGTGTGGGCCTAACTATAAGAACCGTGGCCTTGTCGATGGCGATAACCTCACCAGCCAGTGGGGCTATGCTATGGAGAGCGAGGTCTTGATCCTTAACGAGCTTAAGGAGCCAGAGGCACGCGAACGCCGCGCGTTGGCTAACAAGCTCAAGCCTATTATCGCCGCGCCACCTGAGACGCTCCCGATCAATCGTAAGGGCTTGCATCCTTATGACATGGTGAACCGCCTCTTCGTCCTGGCGTTTACGAACGATCCCGTGCCGATCTCGCTGCCATCTCAAGACCGTCGATGGTTCTGCCTCTGGTCGCGCTCGTCACGTATGCAGCCTAATGAGGCTAAAGCAATATGGGAATGGTATAAGGCTGGCGGCTTTGAAGCTATCGCTGGCTGGCTAATGAGCCGCGATGTCTCCAAGTTCAACCCGGCTGCGACGCCTATGGAGACTGATTTCAAGCGCACGATGATAAGTTCAGGCATGTCAACGGCTGAGTCTTACATCCTCGACGAGATCGAAGCCATGCGTTATCCTTTCAACCAGGGCGTTGTTGCTGGTCCATGGTTCAAGATCTGTCAGAAGCTCGCAGGTCTGGCTCCGACCGGCGTCAAGATCCCTCAAGCGGCGCTCTTACACGCGCTCAAAGAGGCAGGCTGGCGCGACCTTGGCCTTGTCCATGCGCCGGAGTATAAGAACAAGCGGCATCTTTTCGTATCCCCAAAATTGAAGCATTATAACAAGTCAGATCTTCGTCGCATGGTCGAAGATACGCCGCAGGAGGGGAATGTTGTTGCGCTTCGTCCTAATTAGTGTTCTCATCTATGGGCTGGCTGCGTGTCAGGCCGCGAAGACGATCTATGACACATGCGCGGAGGGGCTATGTCGATAGTCCGAGATCTTTTTATTTGCTTCGCAGCGCTTTTATTATCAGCGCTTTGTCCGTGTCCTCGACCATCTCTATCGCCAATTCGAGCGCATAGCGTAGGCGTCGGATCTCGTCGGATGTCGCGCTAAGGTCAAAATCACAGCGTTGCCGTGCCTCTTCATATCCTTTAAGATAGGCTTGCGTCACTTCTTGCTGAAGCTGTTTTAGCTGGCGCTTATACTCGGATTCTAGCATGGCAAAGCTCACTATTAAAAAAGACGAAAAAGATCCTATTGTTGAGCTATTGAACCAGCAAGCGATAGAGGATTTTAAGGCGAAACGCCAGCAGTTCCAGCAAACTTTACCAAAGCGCCAGGATCAGTCGTCGCCGTTTTATTCGCCATACGATGCCGCGCCTCAATATGGTCAGTTTGAATCAAATCCATACATAGAAAGCCGTCCCGTTGCTAGCGGCATGAATGCTATGCGCGAGGCGCTTATGCCTTATGTCAGAAATATGCCTTGGTTTTATCAGCCGACCGACCTGCCGACTAACGCTATGCTGCTCGGCGCGCATCCTATGGCCTCAGATGCCTTTAGAGGGCCGCCTGAAGAGCCGCCACAGATGCTTGGCTACTATGGTGGCACTGCCTCGTATAATTATCCTATGAAGCTCTACGGCCAGAAATAAAAAAGGCTCCGCGCTAGGGGTGAACGCGGAGCCAAAGCCAGCAAATAAGGGAGGTTTGCCTCACCTTGTTTAGCAGGTGCCGTCGCCCATGTAAAGCAGGTCAAGACGTCGCGTTATTTCTTGCTCCGTCATTATGGGGTGTTCGGTTGCCGTGGGGTCCACCTTGCGCCAGAACAGCCACAAAGGCACGTTAATTTGGTAGCAAGGCATATCCCTAGGCACGTCGGGTATAACGGCCTGTATGGCCTCGTATTGTTCTTTAAAATGGTCTGTCATTTTTCGCTCTTTTGTATCCTGAAGGCTACACATTGGTTAGATGTGTAGCACATATAAGTCATTTAACACCCAATAGAATCTCGATTATCGCTATTATTATAACCGACATTACGCCCTGGTTTTCTATATTCTTTCCCATCTAATCTCGCCTGATAACAGCGCTCCCCGTGTATGACTGTTGTATGATCGCGCTTTAACACGCGTCCAATTTGTGGATAGCTGGCGCTCGTTTCCCGCCGCGCGCGCCAATAGATTCTATAGCGTGTCCATAGGATGTCTTGCCGCCTGCTATAGCTTAAGACCTGCTCCGGCGAGAGGTTACTGTCCAATGCCTCTTCCAATAAGATTTGTTTTACTTTCTTCATTAGGCTTTCCCCTTAATTTTTTTAGCTTTGACATTGTTTTAAACGTGCGCGATAGCCCGCTACTGGCCGTCGCCTTATCGCCGGTCAATGATTCGGTTTCTTTTATTGCGGCGTCGATGGCTGCATACCATCCAGCCTCAAAAAATAAATATCTTTGATC